GTAGCTTTAAATGGGTAAAACAAATCAAAACTTGTTTCTATACTAAGAATAGCATTAGGTTCTAAAGCTGTATAAATAAATGTTTTAGCTTCATCTAAATACTCGTTAATTTCTTCAGGCGCTGCTTCACCACCTAAAGATTTAGCTTGAGCTGTTACTGACTTAGCTATATTAGCATAGTCTTCATAAGCCAAAGGAGAACCTGACACAAAACAATCTAGTGTTATGTCTGTCGGTTGTTTTTCAGAATGGTCTATAAAGGACTCACCGAACTCTTTTGGGTGTTTTGATATTTTTTGACTAAGTTGTATACGCTCAGATAAAGTAACATCTACTTCAAATACTAATACGGCATTGTCATAAGAACGTTCAGGAAAATCTTGCGCTACAAATATAGCCATAACGCATCTTTTTTCCTCAAATATGTCAGATAAAAAAGCTGAAAATGTCATAGTTAAGCTCCTTTTGCTTGGCCTTTATTAGACGTTTTTTGCATGTTAGCGTCTTTAAAAGCTTTGTCCAATGCAGCTTTTGTTGCACGTTCTATCTCTTGTGGATTTCCACCATTTATAGTCTGTTGTACTGTTACAGTATTAGTTTGTGTTGACTGATTACTAGATATAGTCGGTGCAGGAACAGCAAAATTATAAGGTAGTGGTTTATCTCCAATTACACTGTTCATTACAGTAGGACCTGAAAAGTCCATTCCACCCATACCTTTAAAAGCATTAAATGCACCAGCTGCAGCTTTATAAATAGTACTATCAGTTATCTTGTTCTTGAATATGTCCCATTTTTCAGACAACCAATTAATAAAGTTTAAAAACGTAGTAGACCAGTAATCAATAATACTGTTTAAGTTAAAGTTCTCTAGTCCAAATAGTGAAGCGATGCCTTTTACAACCAGGTCGATTGTGTTAAGTATTGCTGCATGTAATTGACTAAAGTCAAATGTAAATAAAGCTCTAACAAGGCCTGCTACAAATTCACCAGCCAACCTAAGCATTTCTATAAATATATAACCAGCTGCACTGTTATCATGCCACCACTTAGTTACTGAGTCTGCTTCAGGGTCTGTGAAAAATGTAAACAAGTCTTCAACGTACAGTATAATAGCAAGTAATGCTAAACCGAATAGAAATATACCACCAAGTCCAACAGTAAAGAATGAACCAACCGCAGTTAACCCATTAGACAAACTAGCCAAAATCTGAAAACCACTCATAGCGCCCATAGCGGCACCAAGTTGCCACAAACGAGTTGTAAGCATGCCTATACCTAAAGCTATAGCACTGCCCGTTAAAAGTATAAACGCGTCATAAATACCGTTTATAGCGCCTTTAATCAATTCACCATTGTCAACAAACCAACTTAGATTATCTGATAATTTACCTAATACGTCAATAAATAAAGTAAATAAATCAAAGCCTCTGTCCAACATAGTTAAGAATATGTCAGCTATTTTGTCTCCATTGGCATTCATGTAATCTAAAACTTTAGCAAGATATGGTTTTAACTTTTCATTTAAAGCTATACCAACTTTTCTAGCTATCAACTCCCATGTCTCCGCTATAGCTTGAAGTCTACCCCCAGTTGTTTTAGCTTTCACGTCAGTCATATTAAAGAACATTCCACCAGCGGAAGTCATTCGTTGGAAAGCTTCTGTTACCATATCTGCTGAGATACGTTTAGCTGATATGTCAGCTTTTATCTGTTGTGCCGTTTTTCCAGTCATTTTGGACAATTCGGCTAGGATAGGTACACCACCTGTAATAAAATCTCTAAGTTCTCTACCCGTTAAAACACCAGCTGATAATACTTGTCCATAGTTTAAAGCTAGTCTTTTAAAGGTTAGATTTGGCAACGCTGCCGTTATATCGCCAAGCATACTCATAGTTTGAATGATGTTGTCAGCAGGAGTTCCCATCGCCAACAACATAGACGCGTTTGATTCTACTTCCCGTATACTGAATGCTGATTCCACTGCTAACTTGTTAAGGTCCTTAAGCATTTTAGCAGCTTTTGATTCTGACCCTAGCATAACAGTAAAACTAGCCATAGCTGTTTCTTGTGCAGCGCCAGCTTCAACAAAGTATCCAAACGCGTCTACAACACCTTGAATTGTTGCTTTTAAAGTATAGTAAGCATAACGCAACATATTAAGTTTGTTAACAGCACTAATAACACTGATGTCATCAACCATTTTATTGAATTTATGTATAGTACCAGTAGTATCTTGAAGTGAACTAGCGTCCACTTTAAACATTATGTTAACTACTACATCTCTCAGTGTTAAAGTCATTAATGACTCCCTTAATTGTTCTGTTTACTATAAAACGCATTGGCTTCTGACTGTATGTCCAAAGCCTCGTGCGCATCCATTAAATCGCATAAAGTCCAATGCGTATCCAGTTCTTGTAGAGTTACCATTCCGGCTAGGATTGGTCTCCATATAAACATGGATATTGTCATTTCTCCGGGGTTAAAACTTGGACCGGTACCACTGTTTGAAGGAGTTCTAACCCTACGTCGAAAAAATTTGAGTAGTAGTATTTCGCTGCTTCATACAGTAATTTGTACATAGCCATAAGTTTGTTGTTAAAAATAATGTCAACATTGTCTTTAACATTACCTTTACCTGCACAGATACACGCTGAAAAAAGTGTATCAATAATGGGGTCAACTACTTCCGGTTTCATGCAAGACATAACTGCTTTAACTATCTCTTTCACTACGTCCATTTTCTGTGAACCAGCGGAAAGTTTAGTTAAGTCTATTTTCGCATTGTCCAAATTGTCAACTAATGGTTGTCCTAAAATACCTGATATAAGTACCAGAACTTTAGTTAACTCACGAGGGGAGACATTGTAAAATGTGTAAGTATCACCATCAATTACTACCTGGTGATTCGTTGTGGATTGTGTAACGCTCATAAGTACCTCCTCTTATGAAAATAAATCTGTCATAGAATCAAGGACACTCGTGCCGCCGACTACGTTGACAAGTATAAGTCCTTTTATCACCCATTGTCTGTCTTCCACTGACTTAGCATAAGTTGCTGTAGGCATTCTGGTAATAACACCCTTAGTCATAATATGCAGTGAAATTCCGTTTGTATCAATAACTGCTACAGGTATTACGCCCCCTACAAGTAAGTTTATGCCAAGAAGTAAGTTGAGATTACTGGTTTGTGGCATATCCACAGTTATAGTGCCTTCTACAACCTTCTTTTTGTTTCTGGACAATTCGCCTCTTGTACCTTTTACTAATTTATTACGGTCTTCAGTTTCGACAGTAATTTTATTAAATGTGTACAGCGGAGCTACTCCAGCTAACATAAACACTTTGGCGGGGGCGTAAGTATGTATCATTTCAACTCCTTATACGTTGCCTTCCAGGCCTCTTTCGTTTAACTGACCTACAAATACCCATGAACGGTCTGTAACAGACGCTTCGTAACTGTTACCAGGACGTTTCTGTGGTGTACCTTCTGCCATTACATCTTTAGAACCACCCAGTGTGTCTTCCACTGTAATACTAGCAAATCTCTCGTTGACTGGCTTAGTAATATCATTATAGTTCTCACGGATAGATTTGTACAATGCTGTCAGTTTTGAATTTTTCAAAGCTGTCTGAGGTAAATCAATAGTGATTTTACCATTTTCATTGTGCTTAATAGTACGGGTAGGTTCGCCTGTTGTAGCAGCAGACATTTCTACACCGTCCTCATCGTCTTCAATAGTAACTTTTGTAAACTGGTCAATAATAAAACCATTTACAATAACAGTTACTTCTTTCGGTGAGTATGTTCTTGTACTCATAAATACCTCCTTAGTAACTTACACTGCCGTCAATATACACTTTTTTAATTCCGCCTAGAAGTTTAGCTTTAAACTTCACGTTTCTGAGTATACGTGCAGTTTTGTCAGCTGTAGGTACGTCTTTCGCTTTAGGTGCAGAAACTATAATAGAACTCTGCAATATAAGTTTGGACCCTACACCGTAAATAATAAGGCCATTAAATACAGTTGCTTTAATTACGTCAATGCCCTGGTCATCGTATGGCATTTTTTCTTCTGGCACAATTGTACCAAATATCAACTCAGCCAAACGTGCTTTAAGGTACATGATGCCAGTTGTGTCATCGGCAAATTCACCGTCACCCATAACGCCGTCCTGAAGCATATTGTAACCATTACTTTCTTCGTAAAAATTACAATTTTTACTACGCAGATAAGAGCGCTGAGTTGTGTTAAAGCTTGACACAAGAACGCTAGCCAACTGTCTGAAGTAATAAGTTGAAGACCCTGGAGTCTTTGTCAACTGCAGACCAAGTATCGCTGCCGCTGTTTTGTTATCTGCTGTATGTGAATATACACAGAATGTGTGGCCAAGACTTGCTGCTTTAAGTTTACTAGGAAAGTCTGCAGGTGTTCCAGAATTATATGTAGCTGCGAGAACAGTAGCATCCACAGTAACATAAGCAAATATCTTGTCATCAGCTTCAACAGCCTGAGCAAGAGCATAAGCGTCTGTATCGTCAAATGCGGTTGTAATAACAACGCCAAAAAACTTGTCATTAGCTTCTTTAACAGCAGAGTAACCTGTTGTTATAGTTTCTGTAGTAGAACCATAAGTAATAACGGTTACGCTTCCAACCGTTGTGGGAGAAAGACTGTTACTTGTAACAGAGAGAGTCGCTTTCGCTGCACTAGCATCTGCACCAGTAAATTCCACATAAAAACCAGCAGCGGCAGTTGTACCACCAACTGTACCAGTTGTTACAGTAACTTCAGCAATACCAGTAAGAGCTTCAAGTGCTGCTTTAATTTCAGCAAATGTATCATCCCAGTTAATTGCTGCAGTTTCTTCTGCACCAAAAGTAAGTTTAAATGTACCGCTTGTAGGTATAACTGTCCATAAAACAAGTTGTTTCGCATTCTGGTTTTTAAGAATACGACCAACAAGAAATTTTTCAGGTTGTCTGGACTGACTCATTAAAGTCAGTGCGCTTGCGTAAACATCACTTGCATCACTTATGCCAGCACTAAGAAGTTCATCCGGACTGCTGAACTCTCTTACTCTGTCTTCCCACACAGTGATTTCATCCAAAATACAAGTAGTACCAAAATCTGCCACGTTGAAACGTACAGTTTCATTGGTAATGTTAACAACTACTGTATCTTTGATAGTCGCTGTCATTGTTACCTCCTTTAGGGTTCGTAAATAACTGTATCTACGGTTTCTATTATACCACGGGATGTTTCTACAGTTGTCTTAGACCCGAATCTAAAGTCCACATTAGAAACATACTCAAATTTATCTCCAATAGGTCTACGTGCAGAGCCTATACTAAGTGTCTGCATACAAGACAAACCTTTGTCAAGTAAGTTGTACTTGTAAGGGTTCAAGTAAGAAGACCTGTCAATGTTATTAGCTATTGTATCTGCGTCAACGTCACTAACAACCACACAACGTAGGTCAAAAAACTCTGTAAAATCCGCGTTCCAAGTACCATCGTCTTTTACATTGTTGTAACTCTGCTCTGGCATGTGTGTAGCACGTCTAGGTTTAATTACCATCAAACTTACAAAAGGTTTAACTGGTCTAATATTAGCTTCATTAGTCCAAAATACTTGTATAGTGGGTCCTGTTATGGCTGAAACCCATGCGTATATAGCATCCATTTCTACATTAGTTAAACCGTACATTAGTCCTCCATACTGACTAGAACATATCTATAATGTCTAGCAGAAGGTACAAATTTACTATAATCACTTAAACGCATAACTTTGTATCTTGTGTTCTCCCAGAGAACTACATCAAGTTCGTTTAATTTAACAACGGTATAAAGCTTTTTGTAACTCTTGTGTGAGTTACCGTCTACAACCAGGTTTATTCTGTCTGCCGCCTCTGGCGCAAACTCGGACAAATCTACTGGCATAACACAGCCTTTGTAATTAAATGTACCTATTAAAGTTTTAACTAAACGACCATTTACATAAGTTTCAGTATATTTATAAACAGTTATTTGTTCATTTTCTAACAAACGGTTCATACCCGACTCCCTTCAATAACCTGGTATGTTATAGCTTTTAACATGTCATCAGTCCATCTAAGTACATGTGGGTTTTTAACTCCACTTTTTTTCTTCTTATCAACAGTTTCAGGTTGATTAGGTAATGCCCAATTGTCTGCATCTAGTATCTTGTTTTTAACCAGTTTTACATACCGTTTACCTAATGCTTTAATAGCTGGTTTAACATTAAATGTATCAAAATTCTTGTCTGTAAATACGTTGTCAAATACACGTTGAACTTCTTCAATATCACTAAAAGCTTCTGTTAAAAAAGGTCTAGCTGGTACGTTCTGTTCAGGGTTACCAACTTCCGCTGTGTAAGCTTTAATAGCGTTTTCCAAGTCGTTAATTACTCCAATTTTTATACCAGTATTGTTAGAGTTAATTAACTCCCCAACAACCCTGGAATACTTGTTAGGTATAATCACCTGCTTAACGGTGACTGTAGCACTTTCTAAACCTTTAACCATCAGAGAAACGTAAAGTAATGACGTTTATAAATATCCCAGTATATTTCGCCATATTTTGTACTGGAGAATATATTCTGGTCTGGTGTAGCCATAATCATAGACGCGCCAGTTCTGTATTGTACGTCACCAACAATGTCCCATCTGGCAGAGTTAAGCGGTGCTGCACTTGATTCATCAGCTGACACTGTTAATATGTGTGCTATTAAATATCTTTGAGCTCTTTCTTGTTCTGTACTAAACACGTCTTCTGGACACACAAGAATGACGTCCGCCAAAATAAGATTAAATAAGTCATCACCAGGATAAGACTCTTGAACAACTGTCACAGATATATTAGCGTGATAGGCATAAGAAAAGGTTATAGGAGGATTCGCGGCAGTCAACAGGAGTGTCCCGTTTCCATTGTTAAGTTTAGTAACAAGAGTGCTAAGCATAGCATCGTATAGTCCGCTAATTATCTCTAAGGCAGTTGCTCCAACACCGGACGTATAAGAGTACTGAGTGCCGTTTACGGCGATAAAATATACAGTGCTGTCTTCCACAGTAACTATTGAAAAAAGTACAGCTAATGGTGTATTAACAACTTTAGCGGATAACTCAGGTGCTATTAAAAGCACGTTATTTTTTGTCGTGTTGCTCATTAGTTTCCTTCTTAAAATGTTGCTCTAAACATACATAGTAAGACTTCATAGTTTCTCTATGAAGTTTAAATTCAACCAAACAATCCATCAATACAGTAAACTTTTCTATGTCAGTTTCAACATACTGTAAATCATCACAAGTAGGATAATTCACAGGCTTAATGCATGTGTTTATCGGTTCTTTATAAACCGGTATGTATTCTTTTTGGACTGTGCCACAACTAATAATTAGTAGTGAGTATAGTACCAATACGAAGCCAAATCGCATCAAACTTCTGCTCCTGTTTAGCCTTGTTAACTGCTTCCTTATTGTTTTTAAGTTCCCCAGGTTTTTTATTATAAATGCTTGTGTTCTTTTCAGCATTTACTTGACCTGCTTTTATGCCCTCTTCATACTTTATATTTATCTGTTCAAGCATACTACTTTTTATCTTTTCTTTGTCCAATTCGCACTGTTTGTCTTTCAGTGTTATAGTTTCGTTTAAACCTTTTATGTCTTTTCTTAAAGACATATTGTAGTAAAACAAAACACAGCATATAACAATTAAACTAAGTACTATAGCAACAACTATAGCAATTAATTTAGTTTTTATAGCTTCGATGAAAGCCCCAATACCCATGTAAAACATAATACCTCCAGTGGGAGGGGACCGAAGTCCCCTCCTAGTTAATTACGGTGTAGCATTCTTGGTAAGAGTCAGTGTTTCCACGGTCTCGTTGCCAGCCTGGTCTACAACCTTCAGAGAAAGTGTAAACTCAGCGTCTTCGCTAATGCCTGCCCAACCATTAAGTGAACTTATAAGGTTGGTAGTAGTTACGGCAGTGTATGTTCCAGAACCAACTTTCGCAGTAGCTGTGCCTTCATTTTTAGTGAAAGTCAACTGTTCTGTACCGTCCACAATAGCTTCGTCAGCTGGGTTTGTAATAGCAACAACTGGAGCCACAGTGTCTTTTGTAAGAGACAATGTAGTAGTTGCTGTATTGCCCGCTTCATCTGTCGCTTTAACTGACAGCACTATAGCGCCTTGGCCCGCTGATGAAAAACCGGAAAGTGTACTGAACGCTGCTCCTGTTGTTACAGTAACATACGCTGCACTTCCTACTTTAGCTTCTACCGTAGCAGTTTCGTCTACTGTAAAAGTAAGTACAGAAGCATTTCTTACGTAACCGTTATCTGATGGAGCTGCAATAGTAAGACCTGGTGCGTCTGTATCTCTTGTAAATGTAACTGTCTCAGTTGTGGTAGCACCAAACTCATCTGTTACTTTTACTGACAATACAACTTCACCGTCACTTGCTGCTGACCACCCACTGATAGTACTCAGTGCGTCTTCATTTTCAACTGCTGCATATGCTGCACTTCCAAACCTTGCTTCCACTGTGCCATTACTTACTGTAAAAGTAAGTAATGCACTACCGTTGGATATGTCACCAGCACCCGGACTAACAATAGTTAAGTCCGGAGTTACTGGTGGTTGCCAGTCTTCAGGACGGGCAATTTCTTCAACGCCGACAGCGGAAATAAGTGCGGTTTGGATGGTGCTATTTCCAGTTGTGAAGTAAGTATTTCTGAACTGCGCTACAAGTGAATTTGTAACATATACAGTTAAGTCAGGATACTTAACACTTCTGTAAAATTTATTAGCCATCTCCGCCTCCTAAATTACCAGGTTTTTTTAAGGTTAAATGCTCTTGCATGAGCTTCCTGCTGGATAAGTTCAAATGTGAACTCACCAACAAGTGTGCCTGTTGTTTTGTCGCCCACAGGACCCATGTAAGTAAAGAACCAGTTACGGCCTTTAAGAGGTTTTACAGTCATACGGTTGATGTCTACAAAGTAGAGTTCATCCGGACGAAGGTTAGGGTTTGTAAGAACATCAAACTGACCGAAATCAGTAAGAATCTGGTTTACGTTAACACCAGTAACATTGTCAGCGCGAGGAATAACAAGTTTACCGTCATTAAGTGTACTGATTTTTCTTTTCTGCATTGTAGAGGAAATGAACTTGTAATTTCCACCAGTTGCAAAACCACCAGCATCAATAACACTCTGTACCATGTCATTAAGGATACGGGAAGAAATGTCGTTTGCGCCACCGTTACTTACGTTGGTTGTAAGCCAGTAACGAAGACCACCCATCTGACTGGTGTTTCCGTTTCTGTAACGCTGACCATTGATAAGTGCTTTTTCAAGCTGAAGTGAAAGTTCGATAACTTTTTTCTGTTTTTCAGTTTCGATAAGGTTATCGAGACCATAGTTGTCAATGGACTGTGCTGTACCAGTAACTTCAACAGTGTCATCAAAAATTTGGGTGTAGTTGAACTTGTTAGCTCTCTGTTTGAAACGAGCTGCACGTGCGTTTGCACCTTCCACGCCTTCAGTGAAACAGATTTCAACCTGAGCACCACTGTCATGTGTTGCTGCGGTTGTTCCTGCATAACCACGTGTAACAGTAAGTACGTTTGTAGCAATACTTGTTACAATACACATTTCGTCGTCTACGCGAACAACGTGGCCAACTCTGAACATGGAACCATCAGCTACTGTAATATTACCTGTGCTAAGTGCACCAGCTGTAAGTACAGACTGAAAACCAAACATTGTGTCTTCATTCCACTCATGGTTTGTGTTAGAAATTTCAGAACCAAAACCTAAAAGTGAAATCATAGGTATTACATGGGGCTGAAGTAAAAGCATTTCATCTACTACGGAAAGTTTCTTTCCAATCAGTTCTGATGTGTAAATCGCCATTGTTTCCTCCTGTTTATTTTTTCTGTGCTTCGTGTTCACGTTTAGCAAGAGCATAATCAGTTCTTGCCTGTACCGTGCCTAATTCACGTGCACGCTTTTCCAACGCTTTTAATTTATCCTCTGTGATGGTATCACCAGGATTTCCGCCTGTTTTATCTTTAGCAGGAACATAACCCTGTTCTTTGATGAAAGCCTCTACATACGCAGTTGTTGTTGTGTTGTACAAGTCTTTAAATGAATCAACAGCAGGTTTAAGTTCTTCAAAGGATGTACCTTTAAAAAATGTAGCAAATGATACGGGGAGCTTCTGTTCAGACAAATACTTAAGTACTGCTACTTCTGTATCTTTCTGTTTCTCGCGAAGTTCAAGCCCTTCCTGTTTCTTCTGGATTTCAATAAGTTTCTTTTCTGACTCTGTCAGTTCAGGTTTAAGCTTCTTTGTAAGAGCTTCTTCTGCTTTTGCAACTTCTTCGGAAATCATACTTGGAAGTTTTTCCTTTTTAAAGTTATCAATAGCCGTTGTTATACCCTGTGAAACTCTCTTGTCAGCCGTCTGGTTAAGGAATTTTTTACCGTCCTCATGTTCTTCAACAAGTTTTATAGCTGAAGTAATAGGCACGAATTTAAGTAACTCGCCCTGTACTTCAGGTAAATCCTTGTTAGTAGAAATAAGTTCTAACGCTTGTTTCAGTTGTTCGTTCATTCTGTGCTCCTTTTTTCTTTTGCCCTCGCTGTTCTCTTTTTAGATTCCGGCGAGTTCGTTGTTTTATCATCATCAACTGCACCGTCTTCCAAGTCTTTCATTGGAGCAACGGTTTTGTTTTCTTTGCCCATAGTGTTTATTCCAGTTTCCTCATTCTCTTTAAGTTCGCGTATGTACGCATCATGCTCAATGTCTGCATCTGGAATAAAGGACGCAACACTCATTCTCGTCTTTGTTGACACGTTTCCTTTCAGTTCCGTCTGGATTCGTGCTTCCTCTAACATATTGATAGGAATGTTTCTTGTCCACTGTCTGTGTACTTCGTAAGGGTCCAATGTAATATTTTTAATTGCCCAAAATGTACTTAGTGTTTTCCACATGTAGGTGTCTGCTGAGTCAAATTTAACTTCAAGAACTTTACATTTTTCTTCAAGTTGTGTCAATTTGTACTTAATAGCAACGCCTGACAAGTTTCCATAAAAGTTTTCGTCTTTAAAGTTTACAGACTTAGAGAAACGAATGATGTTTGTTTCAAGTTTGTCAAGAAGTGACATAATAGAATCTATGTCAACTTTCTTGGTTATAAATTCCACTTTCCCGTCTCTTGTCATTTCAAACATACCAGTTTGACGAAGTTTGTCCATATCAGCTTTAGTAGCTTTCAGTCCGTACAACGCAATGTATGCAAGTCTGAACTGTTCCATTTCAGAAGAAAGGTCAGAAAGTACTTTATCATAAGTGTCAATAAGCGTGTATATTTTAGCACAGTCCCCTTGTCTTTCGTTATTGTTACGATACTCAAACAAAGGCACTGTTTTAAACATGTGTTTGCGTGGGTTCTTTTCAACAAAGGTTGTAGGACTCAACAGTCCACTTTCATCAGCTATAAACTGATAAATATATGTATTATCATATATGTCAATAGCAAGTCTACTTTCTACTTCTGTTGTTAGCTTCTTGTTTCTACCATTTGTCTTAGTTGTAGCTACTTTCTGATAGTAGTATCTAATAGCACAAGCAAGTGTTTTTGACAAGTCTTTGTATATAAAAATAGTTTCCCATGGGTCGACGTTTACAACCTCGGGCTTTCCTTCCAAGTTTATGTACATAAGACGCGCACTTGTACCACAAACAGAAGACATTTTAACTGTCTCCATGTTAAGGTCAACAAGGTCATTTTCCAAACCAAAGCGACGTACTTTGTTAGTTATGTCAACATAAGATTCAACTTTAGTTGTTTTAAGATAGTCTTTTATAGGAATATCTATAGGTTTAACTGTATAAGTTATAGGTATACCTGCCATGTAACCTTGCTTTGTGTCAATAATTTCAGACATAAAGCTATTATTTATCTGGTTATTTATTTTCATAAAGTCAGGCATGTCACGTGAAAATATTGGAGTGTCCGCTGTGGAAGCTTGGTAGCGACCATAGGCTGATTGATAAGCAGCATTTTGTTCAGCATGCTTATTAATAATAGCTCTAAGTATATAGTCTATGTCGTTAACTAAAGAACTTTCTATAGTTTGGTCATAGTCTATTATTTCTTTTTTAAGTACCTGTAACAAGTCCTTAGGTATCATGCCACACTCCGTGTCATAGGAATTATTATGCCTGAGTCGTCTTCATCAATACCTGCAAGTTTAGTAACACCCCAAACACAAGCATCAAGTCTGTTAGGTGATTTGTCACCTGGGACCCATTCAGTAAGTTCTTCTTCAAGTTTTCCAAGTACACCTACGTGGTGCACTTTTCCTTGTTCGTATAAAGCGGCTACTGGTTCTGCTCTTGTGTACTTGTCTCTTGACGCAAAAACCTTCTCTACTGGAACATAAGGGTCTATCAAGTTAATAACAGTACTAACTAAGTCACCGCCGTTATTAACTTCAGCTACCACTTTATTAGCTCTGTGTCTATGGAAAAGCATTATAACTTTCCTAGCCCAAGCGTCAGCACCCAGTTTCTCACTTTCATCATTCAGTATATAGTACTGGTTATCATCAGACTCACCACAAATAATAATGCCTGTTTCGTCTGACTTATCTTTGTTAGTTACGGCAGGGTCAACTGAAACGTACAGTTTACGTAAAGTTGGTGCCACCATAACTCTGTACTTGTCAAGGACTTCTGTTTTCCACAGTGCACCAATTACATCACCAAGTATTTCGGCATGTAATTCCTGTCTGCCGAGTCTTGTCCCTTCGTACTTTTTAATTACGCGCTTAATAAAAGATGTAGCCAAGTTAGAAATATTCTCGTAAGAACTTCCTGTTGTCAAAAATACATCGTTATCTTTTATTAAGTCCTTAATTAAAGGCTTCGGTTGTGGTGTAGTTGTAACAATAGCCTGAGGTAAAGCGCCAAGTCTCAGGCCCATTTCAAAGTTGTCCCATGCTTCCTGCATAGCTTTAAACTTCACAAGTTCATCAACCCAGCCCTTTTCATGCTGAGGTCCACGTAACTGGTCTGGTTCGTCGCCTGAGTAAAGGTAAGCGACTGCTCCGTTCGGCCATTCTACAACCCTTCGTGATGCGATATAACGCGGTTTGTTATAGGAAGGCGAACAAGTAATAATACCGGACTCACCTTCCAACATTACATCACGAACGTCAGGAGTTGTTTGCCCTATTAAGGCGAAACGGGAAGCACCCTTTATAGTCGATGGTGATTCCACTCTTTTGGATGGATTTTGCCACCGGATAATGGCCTCCGCTCCAGTTCTAGTTTTACCGAAGCCTCGTCCTGCCAAAATCAGCCAGATAAACCATTGTCCTGGTGGTATTTGCTGTTTAGGTCTACCCCAAAAGTCCCAATCACAATTGAGTTGCTCAATTTCAGACTGGTCATAACCTACCAATAGTTCTTTTCTAGCCGCCGCGTCCAACTCTGCAACCTTTTCTGCCGTAGAAAGGCCACTACGTGTGTCCATAGTAGGCCCATTAGGCTTAATTGATTTGTCAGAGTTCACATGGTCTAGCATTTATGTCTTACCCTTCCTCAGGTTCTGTTATAGTTGCTGTATTAGTAGCGCCCAAATCACGCTTTTTAAGTACTTCGTCAAGTCTGTTATGCAGAACGTCAAGTGGTGACATAGCCACTTCAATCGCCTTACCGTCTCTGCCAGATATTTCCAGTCTGTCCTTAAAGATACCCAAGTACTTTCCAAGATTTTCAAGTGCCCGTATCTTGTCGTGTAACTTTATTTTAACAGACCCGTCACGTGACGAGGATATTTCACAAATTGCACGTCTTGCATTTTCATCAATCTGCCCAGATGACTTCAAACTAACGTTTTTGCCATCAAATTCAACAAACTGGCAAACATCAGCAAAACCAATTATAGCAAGTTCCTTAATTACATCATCAGCACGCACCAGTGACTCATCGCGAAGCTCAGCAAGCATCTTAGAAATGTAAGCTTTACAGTGCGGCCGACCGAGGATTTGCAACGCTGTGCGTTCAATTACACCGGCACGGTCACAAGCTGTTGCCATATTGAAACAGGAAGCAACATACTCGTCAAGGAATATCTTTTCAACTGGTGACGGTTCTTTAAATGACAGTTCAGTTAAAAGTGATTCGCCACCCCGTCTTATAATTTCGGCTTGTACTTTCTCAGATGCAAGTGTTTTGAGACCAGCATACTCGGCATTGTATACTTCTTTGCCTGCTTTGCGACCTTCCGGCTCTTTGTAATGTAAGTATAATTCAATAAACTCAGCTTCTTTAGGGCTAAGTGGTTTCGAGTTCTGACCGTATGCTGTAGCTGCCATTCAAATTTCTCCTTATTGACCGTTGACCTTCAAATTATACCCTAGGGGTATACGAATGTCAAATAAATTTATACCATTTTCCCTATAAATTAAAATATATTTTACCTTAGGGAAATGTTATGATTGTCTTCTATAGTTTAAAAATTCATCTTTACGGATGTATTTATTAGAATAAACACTTCATGGACTGTTGTTAACAGGGGAGAACATAAGGATGACTTAAAATCCTTTATTCTTCATTATATACGCGGGAGGAAACATTTAGGTTTTAAGATATAGGAGGTAGTGACTTAGGGGTAGTGGACTGCTATTTAGTGAGACTTAGGTAAACCAGTAGTAAGCTTCTGTAACCAGCTACTTCGTGCTTCCGATTAAGGACAGTAACCAGACTTGGTAGCTAGTACAAGTAGCCAACCACTTCGTGCTTCCTGGATATAAGATAAAGGGCTAGGTATAGGCAAAAACTGTCAGCTACTTCGTGCTTCCTGGGTTAAATACAAAAGTCACTGTATAGAAAAGTAGCCAGCTACTTCGTGCTTCCTGGGTGTACAACCTTGTACATGGTAGAGACTTTCAACAATTTGAAAATGGGGGTTTCCGAAAAAACGAAATATGACCCCCCCCTCTTTTTTTTTCCTGGTCTAATTTCTTTTATAAAATATATTTATATAAATATCAATACCCCTTAATTTTTTTATATATAGAATTATATTTGATTTTCTTAGAGATAGAAGTTCATTGTATTTAATGTAATATTATGGAATATAGTGGAATACAGTGGAACACAATGGATTCCTCCGAGGGTATACGTATTATAATTGAATATAATGGAACAGGATGGAATATAATGGAAATACTAAGTTTTTTTCACAATGACTTGGGTCTAAAACTGAAATTTAAAAGATTGGAGGCCCCCTTCAGGAAATTTCAAAAATTATATATTTGCCATTTTACAAAATACTTGCCCGTATGGTTCAGTAAATCTGCACACCCCTCATTTCAGAAAAGTTGTGTATTTTCAAAATCACTTCCATAGGGTCTACAACCCAGGTAAACGAAATCAAAGAGGTTGTAAGATGGGGAACTTTTGCAAAAAAACTCAAATTACTGTGTGGTTAAGAAAGACGGTGAGTGCTCAGTAAACAAGAATTTACCTAAACTATTCTACTTTTGAGTTTTTGAACTTAATAGTCTTTTGTTCAAAAAGTTTTTAATTCAAAAGTTTTTTTAATCAAAAGTTTTTTGAATCAAAAAATTAAATATTCAAATTAATTATAATTAGATTTTTTATAGCAGGTTATTAAGATTTTTTATTTTATATTTGATTTATTTATTTATAATAATCATTAGAATATTTTTATTTTATAATTAAATAGAATAGATTTAATAATGATTAGAGAATTAACAATTAATAATTAAATATAATATTTTTAATATGGATTAAACAATTAATAATTATCAATTAATTAGAATAGATTTAATAATGATTAGAGAATTAACAATTAATAA